AAATGGTGCAGAATATTTTGCACGTTCTTTTTTATCCGACCATGCTATGTGCCACCATGCCAATTCCATTTCAACAAAATCTTGTAGTTCATTGAAAAGACAAGGGAGAAACCGATTACCTACATCACACCAGTTACCGGGTTTAATATCTCTAGAGTGCGCAGTCAGACTATGTGTGCGAGTGATCCAACGATTGTTGATGTAATACTTGATAGAATGTAAAGTTCTTATAGGCCAGGTAACGAAGTCCTGTAGATAATCCAATCCGTCGTCGGCGATCCAAAAACGTATAGGATGTGCAGATTTGGCTTTCTCAGTCCATTCGTCCCATCCTTCGGATGTGGCAGAATGGGGTTTCGCTGTGCCGCGAAGCCAATCTGCAAATTTGGAACAGGTCCAATAATTAGAGTGTTGTGCCATCTGTTATTCCTGAGATTAAGTAGTCGAACACTTTAATTATACTATCTTTCTAAAAACCTGTCAAGATGTTTATTTTTTTGTAGATTTTGAATTATCGCCCGCGACCTGCTGATTTCTTTGCGGGTTTGTTCACGCTAACCTGACTACCATGCATACCATGATTGTCATCTTTGCTGTTTTTTTGACTGCCTTGTTTATTTTGAGATTTCTTTTTTTCTAGTACCGCTTTTAAAAAGTCACTGGTTGCCATAATAACTCCTATTCTGAAATAAATTCTGTTGCCATTGGGTAGATCTTAGCAATCACTTCGGCGCAGGCTTTAGCCACTAGTTGATGTTCTAGTTGGGTGCCATTGGCTGAACGCAATTGAATAAAGTGTACCCAAGAACGTAGTGTGCCATTCATATACAGTTTGCTAACTGTGTTACCTTCCGGTAATACTGCACGAGCCTGTTCCTTAGCTATACCCTTATCGACAGCCCATTGATATGTTTTTTTAGCAAGGGCAATGAGTTCGAGCTGTTTATCTCGCCATTGGTCTTGTAACATTGCATCGCCGATTGTAGGTTCCAAAGCGATTGAGTTCTGTCTGTTTTTTGGATCTTGCTTTCGTGCTTCTCGCAATACGAACGACAGGTCTTCAGTAGGATCAGCATATCTCTGACTGAATTCTTGGAAGGAAAATGATCTGTGTCTAAGTATCTGTCGTGCAATATCTCGGGTAGTAGTGATTTCGAGACAGGCTGAGACCATTTCAAGTGGTGACCAGTGTTGGTGTTTGACCAAATATCTGATGAGCTTGTCTGATGTTTCGGTGTTGTATTGGTTTGAGGGATTGCTGACACGGGCGCAATACGCAATAAGTTCCTGCGCATCTGAGATGCCCAAATCTGCAAATTCCTGTGTGGGTTGACTGTAACTGAGTAATCGAACATTCATTCTTCTTCTTCCGGAGTTTCTTGACAGAGCCTGTCCATCAATTTATAGTTGTCGTAGGCCTTTTTAAGAGCCTGAAATTTTTCTAGTCTTGCAGGATCGGGATCCATCAATATGGCGAATCTATCTTCGATACGTTCTAGAAGTTTGGTTATACTGTGACCTTTGATTTTAACATCGCCATCAAATTCTGCATCACCTGTGACCTTGATCGATCCTTGATTGGCCGAATTAGGAGTTACCCATGTAGTACCTGTGCCAGCACCATACATATATCCATTGGTGCCGGTAGTCGAAACAGTATGTGGTACAGTGATTGAACTGTTACTACTGATAGCTCCTAAGGTAAGACCAGTGGAAGTATAATAGGGAGAATAATCTGCAGCATCGAGAGTGAGAGTATCGGTACCCCCACTCCCATCGATAGTTATATCGATGTCGGATAAATCGATACTGTCAGTCATGTTAGGCTGCCTTGGCTTCTTTGCGAGCGTTCTTTTCTGCTGTAATTTCGTTTCTACGAGCCTTAACTGCCTTGCCTACTTCCTGAAGAGCCTTGCGAGCACGAGTACCTGCGGCATTATTGCCAGCTGCGAATTTGGCATCCTCTGCTAGAAAGTTTTCAAATGCTGATTTTAATTGTTCTACTGTGTTTGACATAATTATTTTCCTTGTGTTATGTTCTACTACTTATTATAGTAATTGGTGTGGTCGGTAGGATTCGAACCTACAAAGCGATGTCTAAGACGTTGCCCTTTCCCTGGTGCGTTTCACAACGGACTGGAGGTATGCCATTCCACTCACGACCACATGTATATTATATACTCTCGTTTCTATAGACGCAACCTTATTTGCGGTTAAATATGACTAGTTTATGACAATCAATTTTCAAAAAATTCCATTCCAAGATATCGTACGCTTTGGACAACGCACAATGCTGAGCCGTCCATTATTCTCTACCAGTTGGATTTTGGGCCGCTTCTGTAATTATAACTGTTCATACTGCTGGCCGTATGCTCGCAGTGACATCCAGGATTATCAAAGTTTGGATGTTTATAAAAATACAGTAGATGAAATCAAGCGACAGGCCCGCGAAAATGGATTCACAGAATTCCATTGGAGTTTCTCGGGCGGCGAGCCTACTGCCTTTCGACAACTTCTAGAGCTAGTCGAGCACCTAGATGAAACTGAAAGTACGTATCAAAGCATTCATATGACTACTAATTTGTCGCCCGGTAGCAAATGGTGGAACACATGGTGTAAGAACACTGAGATGTTACAGCGCCGTAGTATCACAGCCAGCTTTCATGATGAGTTTGCCAAGGAACAGGAGTTTGGCGACAAGTGTTTACAGTTGCAGTACGAACTAGTACATGTTACTATCAATCAAGTTATGGTGCCAGAGAAGTTTGACGAATTGTATGAACGTATGGAACGTTTTCACAAACGTGGAATTAATGTAACTCTCAAGCCGCAGAGCGATCCCACAGCCAGTAACATTGTAGATGGCTACACTGAGGAAATGATCGATTTAATGCAAACTGGGTTTCCACAGCGTGCCAACGGAGATGATGTTTATCAAATCGCATTATATGATACAGACAATACAGAATATCTATTTGATCAAGCAGAACGATTTAATGCTTTTGGATTTAATAAATTTCAACATTGGAGTTGCAATAGTGGCTATCAAAGTGTTATAATAAGAAGTAATGAGGTCAAGAGATCATACAGTTGTTATGATACACCCTTGGGTACTCTTACAGAAGGATTTAATTTGTTTACACAACCAAAATTATGCGTAACACCTAGTTGTGTGAGTTCAGCAGATAGTAAAATACCAAAACATAAATGATCGATACTATATCATCTATTAAAGAAAATAAATTTTTAGTCAAAGCTCAAGGACCTAATAGTGAACTGATGATTTTGTTGCTCTTAGAAAAAATTTAAAGCTACAGCCCAAAGATTGGAGATACCGTACTCGTCCGGTCAACTATACATTAAATTCTCAATATTATAGAAGCAAACCTTTTGAAGAAATCGATTGGAGTGAAAGTGTGGTAATATTTGGTTGTTCGATGGTATTCGGAATTGGGCTCGATGACAGTGAAACTATTGATGCAGCATTTTATAGACAAACAGGTATCCCTGCAGTCAACATGGGCTCTCCCGGAACGTCTATGATGTTTTCATTATACAATTCAGCGATTCTTCACAAAAATTATCCCACACCCAAAGCCGTGATACAATTATGGACAGGATTAGATCGATGCACATATTTTGCAGATGGTGATATTATAAATTATGGATCATGGAATCTTGAAGATCCTTATAATCGAGCATGGACGCAGAATGCATCACATTCTATGACCAATGCATTGATGTGTCAAATGATCAGTAAACAATTATGGAAAGATAAAACCAAATACTATGAAGCCAGCTCATTTGGAGCCACAGCCGAAGCTCTGGAGTGCGACATGTTAAGCCATGTAGATCAAGGTAGAGATGTTGCACACCCCGGTCATCGCAGTGCTGAAATCACTGCTGAAATTATTGCAGATAAATTAAAATTATGAATCTAGATTCCGACCATATTTTATTTTGGATGGACGCCATTAGGAATAGTCCAGATCCTCAGCGAACTCTAGAAAGTTTCTGGAAAGGGCAGATCAATAGTAAGATCTGGTTGATTCAAAATCTACGAAAACAAATTAATAAGGTAGTATCTATAGATATTCATGGAGGCTGGAACGGAGTATTGGCCAGTTTGATATTTCAATCAAATATAGTAGTCACTCATATTCGCAGCGTTGATATTGATCCAGCCTGTGAGGAAATTGCAAACACAATAAACAAAATAGAGCATATGGCTGGTAGATTTAGAGCAGTTACCGCAGACATGTGTGCTATTCGCAGTGACGCCGACGTTGTCATCAATACCAGTTGCGAACATATCACACAGGATCAATACGACCTATGGGTAAGTGGAATGCCTCATAACAGTCTATTGGTATTGCAGAGTAATAACTATGATATTCCGGAACATGTGAGAGTCGCAAATTCTTTAGATGAATTCAAAACTCAATGTGATATTAATGTTATATGGGCAGGCGAATTACAATTGACTCTATACAAGAGGTTCATGATTATTGGAACTCCAGGATAGATTCAATAGATCC